AAACGGAAAGCATCATTAAAGAAAAACTTTGGAGTTGAATATCCAATTCAGAATAAGAAAATCTACGAAAAGATGAAGAAAACAATGTCTGAGAAGAAAAATCGCTGATTAATCAAACATAGATTCTAATTCAACCAAGTCAAATTCACCATTAAGACTCATAATTGCAGTAATAGCACCTTTTATAAAAGCATCTTTATCACAGCCTTGTCCCGCTTTCTTATAAAGCCTTTCAAGTATTGGATCAAACATATTATTAAACCAATCTATTTCTTCTTGTGATTGACCATCTTGGAAATAATGATTCTCATTTCTAACATTATTTAATGCCTGTTGTTTAGTTGATATTGCTGGTGTAGTTTCAGTTCGACCAGTAGTAAAATCCCAATATGTTGGGGAACTATTTCTTTGTGCTAAGGAAATACTTCTTCTTGTTTTCTCTTCTTTACTTAATTCTTCTTTAGAATCATCAAGGTCTTCAAACTGTTTAAAATCTTTTAAATTATCCATGGAGTATATATTCCGAATTAGAATTCAAAATCTCCTCCACCTAAGTCAGTGTCTCCACCACCTGCATCTCCTCCACCGAAGTCATCTCCTCCACCACCGAAGTCATCTCCTCCACCACCGAAGTCATCTCCTCCACCAAAGTCATCTCCACCACCGCCACCGAATTCATCTCCACCGAATTCACCACCTTCTTCATCACCCATAGCAGTATCTTTCTTACTCTTAATCCAATATTTCTCATTCTCTTCTTTCTCTTCAGGTGATAATTTAAGAATTCTATCAACCAAATAATCAATGTGAAAATAAGGCTGCCCTTCAATGTTCTGTATTGCTTGTAATGATTGAACAATCTCAGCTTTCTTAGATAGATTACCAAGTTTCTTCCATTCTTCAAATAATTGGTTAGAAAGGAAATCAATATCAACTTGATTCATAAATCGATCATCATCTTTAAGCTCTGGGAACTCAACAAGAATTTGTAGCTTAAGCGGTTTAACAATTATTTCTTTAAAAATAGCTCTCAACCTTTGTACAAAGTTTCCGAACTTAGCTTCATCTCTTGTTATCTCAGAAACATCTGAAAATATAGAACCACCACCATTATCATCTTGGAAACGCTGCATAGGAATCTTTGAAGCTCTTTTAAGAATATTAAAGAACCATCTTAATATATCATCTTCATTCAAATTATGACCTTCTGGTGAAACAATCTCCATACTCGGAGAACCTGCATCACCTTCTGGGAACCAGAATTGCTTATTATAAGGTAAGTGTTTCTGACCGTTTATTTGCAATGTTCCTAATGAATCATCCCATTCAACTTCCTCAGAATAGTCTTGTATTAATTGACCAATTTGTTCTTCTGCTCTTTGACGACCAAGACCTTTTGTTGGAATAACAAATTTTTGATAAAGAGTCGCATTGATAATATTAAACATTATCTTAGTTTGTTCAATAATTTTTAATTGATTATATGGCTTAATGAGTCCTTCAACATATGATGTTTCAGAATAATCATTTTGACTTGAATATGAAATAAATACTATTTGCGAATCAAGTAAAATTCGTCTTAATTGCGGATCTTCTGGATACTGTATCCAAATATGACCAATTTGTGGTTCATAAGATGGTACTAATGTTTCGGGCCACATTCTATTAAATGCTATAATATTCTTTTTCTTATCATCCCAAATAATCTCCATAGCAATATATCCATCAATAAGGAAATCTCGCATCAAGTTCCAAGCTGTAACCGAGTCAGCAAATCCAAACTTATTATAAATGGTTTCAAAATACTCTTGATATTTATCTTTAATATCTTGTGAATAATCTGTTCCTAACTGTCTTGGGTTACAAAAATCTGTATCACTATATACAATACACTCATCTGCTAATGTTGAAATAAAATCTCTAATCTCATCCTTAATAGAATATTCTCTCAGAATTCTTCTTTTATCTGGATATGATCTATCCAAATATGGAATTGACTTCTTAGCCAAAACGGACGCCACTGCTCTTTGTGAGAAAAAATCATACATTGAATTTCCCTGTTGTGAAAGTGGATCTTCATTCATACCAACACCCACCTGGTTTCTCATTATCATATCATCATAATTCATTCCCCATGATGAAAGGTCCCGAAGTATTCTACTGAATAGTCCTTTATTTTCTACAGCGGAATTAACATATTGAAAATTACCTGCTTGATTATTCTGTGGATTATAAGATGCCATTTATTGTATTATTTTTGTATTTACATATATATTAGATTACTCACCTTCGTTTTTAACCCAAAATCGAACTTTCACTGTTTTAAGGCATGATTTATAGTATTATATTTAAGGTACATACTACATGCTTTGGCATGGTACATTGGATACGAATCGAAGTCTTCAAAATGTATTTGTGTGTTGGGATAATCTTTTGATGATGATTGTCCATATATTGTTCCTATCCCTTCTTTATTATAATAATCATCATTTGCACCCATTGCATATAAATTAATTGTTTCTATGTAGCCACCATAATCTAATCTTTCGTGTATATTTTTAATTAATTGGTAGAAGTCAGTTGGATTCATATTAATTCTATTATCTATTATTAAGTGATAGAATGGTATTGTTAATCCATTTTTTTGCTCTTGTGCATCAGTACTTATTCTTATTTCTAACCCTTCGTCTGCGGCATTATTTATAATATCTTTCACTTCAGGAACAAGGTTTTGGAAATTTTCATCATAACCTTCATTAAATCGTTTTAAATGTTTCACCCAATATATATTAAATGTGAATTAAGGTCTTCCATATTTTTCGAAATTTCTTTGCAATCTAGATATATGATCGGTCAAGACATCATATTTTTCAGAAATCTCTCCACTAATATCATAAAAGTCAGCTAACATTGTTTTTGTCATTTCTTGATGCCTCTTTTGCTTCGTTTCTAGTTTCTTAGTCCATATCTCCATTAATTTTCTAGGATCATATGTATTTCTTGGATGTGATGAATAAAGAAACCTCGGTAAATATTCAAGATTAATACGATGTATTTGTACAATTTGTGCTACATTATACTCAACAATCGCATATTCAAAACCATATCGTATTAAAGCCTCATAAATACCTTTAAAATTAACAGCTAGAAGTCTATTGTCTTCAAAATCCTTTTCAATTATATACTTATCGAATATCGCACTACGAAGCTCAATTGGCATGAAATTGAAATTAACACCCAAAATGACTATTATGTTACCCATCTTTCGATAGTCGGCACAGAAAATTGGAGAATATTTCATCCAATTAGAATCATCCATATAATGAAGGTGATAAAATCCGCCCATTTGTATATCGACCTTATTAATTGATTGAACCATATCATCACTGGCTTTATATTTTTCATATAAATGGAGTGTATTATTACGATAATAATCTACTAGATTTTCCCCGAAAACTTTTTCACTTAATTTAACACGATCTTGTAATGCTCCCATTTGATATATATTATATGATCAATAGCAAACCAAATAATAAAAACTACCATCAAGGAAATTTTGTACCAACGAATAAGGATAAAGTATTAAAGCTTAATTCAGAAGGAGGTATTTATTATAGAAGCTCATTAGAAAAGAAAATGATGATATGGCTAGACAACCATGAAAAGGTTGTAACATGGGGCGCTGAATGTTTAAAAATACCTTATCAACTTACACACTATCTTCCAGATGGTGATATTAAGTTGAAAAATCACACATACTTCCCTGATTTTTACTATGAGATGAAAGGAACTGATGGATTTAATAAAAAAGTAGTAGCTGAAGTCAAACCACAAAAAGAATATTTAATGGTTGTTAAATTACAAGAAGGTAAAATTGAATCACCTAAAAACAAAGCAACTCTTAAAAAGATGAAAAATCTAGAGTATGATGTTAAAATGGCTCACAAAAATAAAAAGAAGTGGGAAAGTATGATAAAATTTTGTGACTTAAAAGGTTACAAATTTGTTGTAATAACAGAAAAACACTTACGTTAAGACTCATATATCCCCATTGCGGATATCATTTAAAGTGATTTCCAAATCATCTAACCCATATTCGTGTCCTTGAAAATCCTCTATGCTCCAATCATTCCAAAATTCTGATGAATCTCCGAAACCTGCTTCACCATATCGATCAGCTTCCGCATTTAAAATAGTTTCTATATCAGTAATTTTTTCATCAAAAATAAACCATGAATATTGATCACTACCAACTGAAGTTGGAGCCGAATAGACAAATTTTCCACTTTCTATTAGAACACCTAGTAAATCAAAACATACCCTACTTACTTCTTTCCAATCACCAGTAATATAACTATATGCTGGAAAACTATTAGGAGCTATTGCCTCTCTTTCAAATTCTAAACTCTCATGGAATCTCACTATTCTCATAGTGTATATATTACTTTAAAATAATATCTTCGGTCTTGACCATATTATTTAACTGGCTTTCAAATATCCTAATATTTTTACGTTCTTGTACTTTTTCGAATATTTCATCTGAAACAAAAGCTTCAATAACTCGACCACATACTCTATCATATTCATCAGGGACTTCATCTGGTCGCTTTTTATATACATTTTGTACATATAAATCATGTTGAAATTCATCTAGATGAATTGAACACCCATCAGGTCTAACTCCCCAACCTCGTTCAGATTCTTCCCATCGTTGTAAATAACACTTGTTCATTTTTCTAAAGTTTTTAAAAATTCATTATAAGCTAATTCTATACCATCTCTAAGAGATGTTTTATATGTCCAACCAAGTTTGGTTGCTCTTGAAACATCAAGTAGCTTTCTTGGTGTCCCATCAGGTTTACTGCTATCAAATTCTATATCACACGAATATCCAATAACATCTTGTATTAAATACACTAACTCTTTTATAGAAATATCTTCACCAGTTCCAATATTAATAATATCATTACCAGAATATGATATAAATATATCAACACAAGCTTCTGCTAAATCATCAACATAAAGGAATTCTCTTTTAGGATTACCAGATCCCCAAACACTAACTTTATCATCTCCCGCAACTTTAGCTTCATGTATTTTCCTAATAAGTGCTGGTAAAACATGTGATGAGTTTAAATCATAATTATCATTAGTGCCATAAAGATTAGTTGGCATAACAGATATAAAATCTGTTCCATATTGGTCATTATATGATTGACACATTTTTATACCCGCTATTTTAGCAAGTGCATATGAATCATTAGTACTTTCTAATTCACCTGTCATTAAATATTCTTCTTTAATTGGCTGTGGTGACATTTTAGGATAAATACAAGATGAACCCAAAAACATTAATTTTTGCACCTTACTAAGGTAAGAGGCATGTATAACACTTGATTGTATCATCAAATTTTTATACATGAATTCTGCTTTCTGGGTATTATTAGCATGTATTCCACCAACCTTTGCGGCTGCTAGAAAAACAAATACTGGACTTTCCCTTTCGAAATATTCAAAAACACGCAATTGGTTAGTATAATTTAATTCGGTGCTGGTGGGTGTTAATATATTATTAAATCCTCGGGATTTTAATTCACGTACTATGGCTGAACCCACCATTCCACGGGCACCACATACTAAAATCTTAGAGTAAGGCTTAATTATTGTCATTTTCTATTTTTTAGCGTATAATTCTGTTAATGTATTATTATAATCTTCTTCTATCATTTCACTACAAAGCATTTCAAGGTCATATTCAGGTTCCCATCCTAAAACTGTCTTGGCTTTGGTTGAATCTCCTAATAATTGCTCAACTTCAGTGGGTCTGAAATATTCTTCAGAAACCTCAACTAAAACATCACCTGTATTAGCATCAATTCCCTTTTCATCTAATCCTTCACCAATCCATTTTATGTTTATTTCAAGTTGTTTAAAAGACATTTCAATGAATTCACGCACCGAGATCATTTGCCCAGTTGCCAGAACATAATCATCAGGCTTATCTTGTTGAAGCATTAGCCACATACCACGCACATAATCTTTAGCATGACCCCAATCTCTTTGAGCACTTAAATTACCAACATATACTTTTTCCTGCAAACCAAGCTTAATTCTTGATGCAGCCATAGTAATTTTTCGCGTAACAAATGTTTCACCTCTTACTGGACTTTCATGATTGAATAAAATTCCCGAACATGAATACATACCATATGCTTCACGATAGTTAATTGTTATCCAATGTGAATATAACTTTGCACATCCATAAGGACTTCTTGGGTAAAATGGTGTATTCTCA